TAGAAATGATGGGAAAAGCCGAGCGATGGATCAATTACCTAACGCAGCTATTGGCGGTGTTGGTACTGAAAAAGTTGTAGGTCATCTCAATCCTGATTGGGTGGAATGGCTAATGGGATATGCACCAGGGTATACCGATCCTGAGTATACCGAGCCAATGCATTTAGAAGATCATTTAGGTTTTGAAAGTGAACCAGATATACCCAGAGTAACCACCAGAAAAGAACATCGAGTGAACCGCTTGAAGTGTTTAGGCAATTCAATTGTGCCACAAATAATGCATGAGATTGGGAAGGCAATCTTGAAGGATAAAGAGGCAGAAGGGGTTAAATAAGGCTTTTAAGCTACAAAACGCATCAAAGCGTGTTTGAGCTTAAAAGTAAAAAGCCATTTTGTAAATCCCTCAAAGGGTAACAAAGAGAAAATAAATATTTTAATAATCTCGGTAAAACCGGAAAAGGATAGAAATTATGGGAGTTAAGAGTCGTCGTAAAGGAGCCAATGGAGAACTGGAATTTATCAAACTTCTCTCTGATTCGTTCCCTTCTTATGAATTCCAGCGCAACTACGATCAAGCAGCTAAATCGGGTTTTGATGTAAAAGGCTTACCAGGGTTCGGTATCGAAGTTAAACGATATAAGCGTGGTCGGTTATACCAATTAGATTGGTGGGAACAGGTGGTCGAGGCGGTCAAGCCTACTCGGCTACTGCCGATGTTGGCTTACCGCTTTGATCGTACTGAATGGAATATTTTAATACCGGCTCAATGGGTGATCGGTAACGAGGTCGATAGGCACGATATTACTTGTCACATGCCCTATAAAGATTTCGTTAATCTCTATGAGAAGCACGACGAGATTAAGAAGAACTTTGATGAGCATAAGGATGAACTGGAAGAGGCCGAGAAACAGTACCAGGCATTCATGCAGTCAATGGCAGATTAATGATCCTATATACCGAAAAACAATTACAGAAGGCATACAACATAGATCGTAAAGTACGGATGAAGCTCAATATCGAGACGACGACACTAGAGCAGTACCGACCGATATACGAAAAGATTGTGATGGCGGTATTTGAGGACTCGTTTGAATTTGAACCGGACACTGAGCATGAGTAAACGCATCTCAAACTTATGCACCATTGAGACGTACTTCACGAGAAAGACGGCGAACTTGAAACACGCGAGAAGTAAATTGAATCCAGAAATGAAATGGAAGATTACATCGGCTGACGTATTGGATCTCTGGCATCGGCAAGAAGGGCGTTGTGCCGTGACTAACTTATTTATGAATCACCATGGCGACGTGAATGATTTAAAGAATGCCAGTATCGATCGGGTAGACAACGATGAAGGGTACACCAAAAAGAATATTCGTTTGGTTTGCTCGGCGGTGAACAAGATGCGTGGCTCTCTAACTGAGTCGGAATTCCATTGGTGGGTGAAACAGATTAATACAGGAGAGTTGTTATGAAGCTACCGGATAACTTCAAGATTAAAGATGATGTGAATGAGCCAGAACATTACACCAAAAAGCGATCGAATGACGTCGATTGTATCGATGCTATAAGAAGCTCGTTATCTGACGAGGCATACGCCGGGTATCTGAAAGGCTCGGTAATGAAATACATGTATCGGTATGAGAATAAGGGTGGCGTTGAGTCACTCAAAAAGGCACAAGTATTTTTATGTTGGCTCATTGATTTTGAGAATGAGGTAATCAGGCGATGAGGTGCCCGAAGTGTAAAGCGAACTCGCAAGTGTTAGAGAGCTTAAAGAGAAAAACAGAAGTGATACGCAAAAGGCGGTGCAAGCGCGATAGCTGCCAGCATCGATGGAAGACAGTTGAGCGGTTTTATCATGAGGATAAGAAGAAGCCGGTAACTAAGCGATACACAGAAAAGACAGATAAGTACCATGACGATCGGTTATGGGAGCCGTTAGGCGACCGTGACCGGAGTGAGGCTCGTTCCATTGTGAGAGATATGGGAACGTTTATTGATAAGAAAATATAGAGGTAATGACGTGGCTGGACAAAAGATATTAAGTGCACAAGTGAGATACTTGAATGAGGTCGGTGAGGATAAGGTATTTGAACTCATAACCACCGGATCAACCTTGAAGGAGATATGGGATAAATATAACTGTGGCTCTAGAGGTTTTTATAAATGGTTAAGGCAAGTTGATGGACGCAAGGCTCGGTACTATGAGGCGAGACGTCAGGCAGCGGATTTCTTGGCCGATGAGATATTGGATATTGCGGATGCCGATATGGATCCAACGCAAGCGAACCTGGCGAAGCTCAGGATTGATTCAAGGAAATGGTGGGCAAGTCGTGTTAGCCCGGATAAGTGGGGTGATAAGAAATCACCGGCATTGCAGATTAACTTAAACGATATGCATCTTGAGGCATTGAAAGATATCTCGGTGATTGAGCAGCAACCTGATGCATTGATAACCGATGAGAGTGATGAAGATGTTATTGAAGATTGAAGGGTACGATGATGCTCTGTTAGGCATCATCGATACCAAGGGTGAGCAAGTGTATGTCTATGATTATGATTTGTTAAAGCAAATGGTTATGCAGAGGAAGAACATGAGTAAAGAGAATGCTCGGTTGTATTTAGAGCGGAACGTCTTGGACGTATTCGTGGGTGACGGTGGTCCGAGGTTCATGATAAAGAAATGAGTAAGGGAAGTAAGAGACGACCGACGGATGCTAAGAAGTATGCTGAGAGTTACGACAGGATATTTAGGAATCCAGTTAAGAAGAACATGGATGAGTTGCATAAGCCATCAACGCATCGTGATAAGACTAAGTATGATCGTAAAGTTAAGTGGTCTTATGATGGTAATGGAGTGCCAATAGATGAGTAATACTTGGTAATTAATAGGTTACAAAATAATAAACAGAATCAACTTTTAGGCACTAAGATAGGCCAGCAAAGTGCCTTGAGAGCCAAAAAATAGCGTAAGTCATTGATTTATATAGATAAAACACCTAATTATAGGGCTATTTAGGTTCATACTATCTTTTAAGAATGTAACAACCTATATATTAAGACCTTGCGTAAGCCTTTAATACCAAGGGATACAGGGATTCTGGCAGCTATTAACATTTTTTGGGCCCCCCTTCGACCCTGGGTGGGTGGGGGATATGGACTAGATTCTCACAGTAAAAAATTTTTTTAAAATAGTTGTTGACAATGTTACCTAATAGGTTACAATTACATTGTAACAAATAAAACATAACTACAACTTAAGGGGAATACATTGAAAACAATAAGCCAAGAAAAATTAAATTCATATAGCGCAAAAGAACTTCTTGAAATTTTAGATAAAACTTTTATGGCTCGAGCTTTAGCGAGAAAAGATAGCAAATTATCTAGTAAAGATATTGGAAAGATTCAAGAAGAAATAGTTAAAACGGTATGGAAAAATTTTCCAGAAGTAGCAAAAAAAGAAGGTTTTAAAAAATTTAGAAACAAATAAAACATAACAACAACTAAGGGGAACAAAAATGGATGTATCAAAATTAAAAATAGGCGATAGAGTAGAATTTGCAGAAGATACTTTTGTACAAGTAACTAACTATGAAACTGATATTTCTAAACAACAAGGAACAGTAGTCAATTTTAGTATTAAAGCAAATGATCCAGAAATTAATACTCATGTTTGGATTGAACTAGATGAACCCAATGAGCATTTCAATTGTGATGAATGGGGTAATGCTGTTCAGTTTAGTTTATTTGAAGATGGTATCCACGATGGTGGCACTTCTGTTAATTACTTAAAGAAAGCAAAACTCCTACTAACTGAAGAACAAATGATTGAAATCTTAAAGAACAAAAAAATCAATCAATGCTCTAAAGAAGAACGAGATCAGGTAATGGATTTTGCTTTTGGTTCAGATTTTATGGAATCTGATAACAAGGGTGAAAAGGTAAAAATTACTAATAAACCAGAAGTTAAATTCTTAGTAACTTGGAACGAAGAGGAATATTCAGATACGAAACCAAGAATAGTAACAATGTCAGAATTTGTAGATGATGGTATTGGTGGTAATTGGAATATTGAGGAAGATGGTGAAGATACTGATTTGGGATTCACTATTGAGAATCTTAAAAACTTAAAAGTTGGAGAGACTCATACAGTTTACTCGCCTTTTGGATGGGATATTAAAATCTCTAAGGAGAGCGAATAATGACTAGAATAGCAAAAATCAGAGATTACTATTTTATGAGAGATGGCGTTGAACTTCTAATGAAAGAGCCTCATCGTGATAATTGGGAACGAGTCGTTCCAGTACCATTCTACTACCACCGTAAGAGAGCCATCGTTAAACAAGCAATGGTTCTATTGGAGGTGGCGTAATGAAAGTATTAAAACAATATGTAGGCGAAACTGAATGGTTTGAGATAACTTTAGAAGAGGCTATTGAAAGCTGTGAAGGCAGAGGTTATTACAAAAAAGGTAGCGTTAAAAATATTCTTAAGGAAGGAGCAACTATACGAACTCCTTGGTCTTTTTTTAAGCATCTAAAATCAGACACTAAGGAGGTCGCATGATATACGGTTATACTCGTACCTCTTACCTCAACGACAGCACAGAGACATCGCTCGACGCCCAACGTCGACGATGCTCTGGTATAGCCATGTCTGAGGATTTAAAAATAGACAAGTACCTTGAAGATTCGGGCGTAACTGGCGCTATGGAATTCATGATGCGTCCGTCCATTAAGGACATCGAATTCGCCGAAGGCGACATCATCATAGTCTCTAACCTAGATCGCTTTACACGCGATACTAGGCATTGCCTAAACGACATCTATCACCTCAAGCAGTTAGGCATTCGTCTTATTATTAAGGATCTGGGTGATGTATGTAATGACAACAACACCCATGCCAAATTAATCCTTAACATTCTCGCCGTATTCGCCGAAACCGAACGCATGAAGGTAGCAGAGCGCCTCGGCAATGCACGCAAAGAGAAACGCAAGATTGGCGGTTATGCTGGTGGATTAGTGCCATTCGGCTTCTTTGTTAAAGGCAACGGTAAGAAGGCGGTACTCAGAGAACACGAACTACGCGACAAGGCGATAGGCATCATGGTAGAGCGTCGTGACGAGGGTGCCTCATTTCGTGAGATAGGCGAAGAGATCGAATACCGATTCGGTTGGGATTGCAGCTACCAGACAGTTAGACGCCTTGTGCAGAAAGCAGTCGCCTAATGAGCGAGTTACCTTGCAGAATCGCCAATGGACCTCAAACGCCAGAGGATGTGGGCGACGAAGAATTAGATGCAGAAACTAGCGACCTATTGCTAGAGATGCAATTACAACACCAATGGGAACAATCATTATCAGAGGAGCAATAATGCAAGCCAACATATCTAAGGAAGAGGATTATTGGGTATCACCGCAATGCGTCAATGACGACGGCACGGTGATGAAGTTTATAAAGAAGGATTATCTCATTCGTTACCTTCGTTATTTAAGAGAGAAGAATGATGCAAAACAATGATGCAGAGATACTGCATCAGTGGCGTCAATTTTCTCGCCGAGTGAATTTGCAAAAAAACGTATCAGCCAAATTAAAGTCAGCGATTAATCGTTCTGACAATATCCGACACAGAGTCAGTAAGGAAATATTGAAATGAGTACCGAAGAGACGAATCCGTTTATTAATTTTTTAAGATCATACCGAAACAATCCGGTGAATTTCGTAAAGATCGTTTTGAATGTAACCCCCGACCCTTGGCAATCTGAGTTTCTGAACGCCGTCGCTAAAGGCGAACGTCGTATCAGTGTCCGCTCTGGCCATGGTACCGGGAAATCTACTGCTGCCTCGTGGGCGATGTTATGGTTTCTGATAACGCGATACCCATGCAAGATCGTTGTGACTGCACCTACATCCGCACAACTTTTTGATGCATTGTTCGCTGAATGTAAACGCTGGATGACAGAACTCCCCCCGGTAATCCGCGACTTACTCGAAGCCAAGGCTGATCGTATCATGCTTAAAGCGTCGCCCACTGAGGCTTTTATTTCTTGTCGTACCTCTCGCGCTGAGACGCCAGAGGCACTCCAAGGTGTTCACTCAGATAATGTATTGTTGGTTGCCGATGAAGCCTCTGGTATCCCAGAGAGTGTGTTCGAGTCGGCAGCGGGATCCATGTCCGGTGAGCACG